ATTATATAATTTAAACTTAACGACGCCCATATTACTATCTTTTATGGAATGAAGTTTTCTTCGAATAATCCCAGAATCATCAAGGAAAGTTTCTAATTGATGCTCGCCTAGTCCCTCGTCAAAATAAAGGGAGCTCAGGGCATAAGGTATTTCAACTCCATTGATTTCAATTGCTGGAATAATAATCGTATGCCTGTCATTTGCGTCTTTAACTGAATCGTTAATCTCTTCTTCTGTCATTTTAAAATCCGCTTAACTTTGTGTAGAAAAGGCAATTTGCATCGTTACATTAATTTGCCTGAGTTGAGTAACAATAGGGGTAATCATGTAAACCGTTGCCAGCCCTTGACTTAAATCTATATTGACTTGTAAATTATTTTTGAAGAATGTCAAAGCCTGCTCGCCAGCTTGTGTTAATACAAAACCTTCCCCCGCCAAATCAGCATATAATCCAACACAAAAGGCTGCGATGCTTTGTTGATTCGCCATGTTGTAACCCGGTATTAAATCGCCCAATGTTAAGCGTGACTGACTGTAATTTGATTTCAAATTATTAAAGAAATATTCGCGAATATTTGATGCGGTATCTACATACTCTAAGAATTTGAAGGTCACATCAGGATTGCCCGATGCGTCTGTTTTGTATGTGGTTACCATTTGGCCCATAATAGTCTGGGTATTAGCTTGGTTGTCGCCAATTACTGATATGCCGCTATCTAACAATCCAGCTATTTCATCATCATTAAATCCATATCCAAAAGTAGATAATGGTATGTTGTACATGGGCGTATTGAAATAAGGCAAGGATGCAATTGCAGGGCCGCCAAAAGCATCGAGAGCAGACGGAGCAACGACGTATTGCGCTATGCTTGCGCCCTGTGTTAATCGCAATGCTCGAATAGCGCCAAATTCAGCTGAAAAAACATCATTAAATTCAAATTTTGCAGGACCCACTTCTGTTCCATTTATATAAGCTGTCAAGCCTGATGCAGTGACGCCCTGATATTGTGACGATAATGTGAGATGTGTTGCATCAGTGACAGAGGCTACCGTATACAAAACACCTTCGATAAAAATAGTTTGAGGCGGTGTAAGAGCTGTATTGAATGCCGTTCCAGTTCCTACCACCGCTGTTGAGTTATTAGTAACGGCAAGAGTTCCTGCTAATGCAGTTAATCCAGGGCCACCGACGATTGAAGCATTAGGGATTATCACGATGTTCTTATCGTTTAGACCATTTCCTAATGTTGATAAATTATTATAAGTATCGGTTCTTGTGATTATTCCTACGCCATCCAAAATCTTATTTGATGCGTTAAATCGAGGGTCTAAAAAACCTTGTAATGCAGATAATGAATAATTAGAAGGATAAACTATTGTTTGATAACGAATGTTCGCTATTTGATCAAAGATATCTGTTAATACGGGATCTCCAGAACCACCTGTCATAGCCTCTGTAATTTGTAAGGTTAACCCTGGCACAGAGCCGGTAATTTGCAGTCCAATATGATTACCTAATGAACCAGCATTGACAGCAGTTAAATTCACAATCCCGTTAGAACCTGATGATGCGGTGACCATCACACTTGGATCAGCATTAATAGCTGCAACGAGCGCTGCATTAGCCTCAGCTGCTGTTGCGCCAACTGCAAATGATACCGTATAAGAATGATAAAATGACGAGCCAATTGCAACGGTAAATGATCCAGATGCAGTTGCGGTTCCTGTAAATAACAGGACACCGCTTGCGGCAGAAGAACCGCCTGCGTCAGCAAGAGGGATAGCATCCATTTGCGTAACAGTATTAATAGCTTTTGCCGCCATTATCATATTAGCTATATGAGAGTTTTCACCGAAAAGTCCTTCTTGGGCGCCCGTGTTGTCTATGTTTTGCACTAAAATGCCAGGAGTTGCCGAGCCTTCATCTGTCATCTGTCCAATAAACAATATTTTCTGTGGTTGATTTTGTACGTTCTGAGGAGTGTTCGTAATGTTGATATTGGTAATGGGCATCGAAACAGTAGTACTCATTTTTTAACTTCCTTTTAGTTAATGCTTGACCATCCTGGTCGTTAATTCTTAAACTAATTTCTACTCAATAACTTCTTTAGCTTCTTTCTTTTCAATCGATATCGGCTTTGATAATTTTTGTGATATTTCAGGTGACTTCACTGGCTCTTGATAAAGAGATAGACACCCATCAACTCTGCTATCTCTAAATCTTCTTCTCCAGAATAAATCTTTTATATTTCCCCACTCATCGGTTTCTAAGGTAAGGATAGTTCCTTTTGGGAATTTTGTAATGTGTTTATCGTAAAACTTTAAAATTTCTTTGTTTAATACAATTTTTAAAAATGCCATAATTATTTACTCCAAGGGTACGTCGTCGAGGTTAATATCTGCTGTCATGATGACCGGTGATTCAAATTCATTGTTCTTTAAGAAAACAAGATCAATATCTCTGAATGCCACGGTATACGGTAGTAATAATAGATTAAATGTAATATCTGATTGGATTTCAAAATTAAATTGATGGATATAATAAGAGCCCGGGTATTCGAATGCTTCATGCCCCGTTAAGGCCATTCTAGACCATGGATTAACGGGATAAGGTTTTTCAAATTTGTGACCGCATAAAACAGTGAATAAAGCTGGGGCTACTTCACTTTCAATTAAATCACGCTCGCGCCTTGCTGCAATACTAGTTGTTGCAGGACAAATCACGTACGCTGACATTGTTTCTATGGTTCTTTCCCAGAACATATCAGATTTACTAAGCTGAACCTTTGCATCTGACCGTACATTTCTGTCATTACTTACAGTAGTTGCGCCCGGAACCAAAACAAGCCACATATTATCTGTTGGTTGCTTTGTATATGCCGCAATTGCCCTATCAAGAGTTGCTGCGCCAGATATTCGGCTGTTTGATGAGACTACAATAGATCCTTGCGCTGCTAAGCTGCTATTTACTGTGCTTGGATAAGTAAAAGTGAAGGGGTTAATCACAATGATCGGAAAATAACCATTATAGCCATTCTGAAAAAACTCTAATAATTGAGGACTTCCAGTTGCGGGACTTGGCGCTGTACCATTTAATTGGAATGTAAATGTTTTTCGATTTGGAACTGTTAATAATGGAAATGTTCCATTGTATTGGGATTCGTTTGCTCCACTAATTCGAACATTTGGAAACCAATTTTCTGTCAAATCATGATTATCTTCTGTTACTGCTGTTGCTATATTATCTTCGCTAGTAAGTGAAACAATATTGTTTGGAGTAAGAGCGCCACCAATATTCACTAATGCGCCAGTGGAAAGACCATGGGGAGTGCTTGTTACTGCAGTTACAATACCCGCAGAATAGCTCAAAGAACTAATATTGTTCGTATTGCTAAAAAGCGACGTATATAGCGGCAAATATTGCTGTAGTGCAATTATTACCGGTGCAATAATCATTCCTACTTTACTCCTAATGACTTTTTAATTTCGCGTATGAAAATTTCATGCGCTAGTTTTATGTTTTTATAAACAGCCTTTGATAAGTAAGGTCTGTTCTTCTTTTCTTCTAAATAAGAGGCATAATCCATATTTAGTCCAGACGGTGATTTTCTACCTGCGCCTAAAATTAATCTTCTCCAACCTATAATTAAATATTCAATGCTTTTTCTTAAATCTCCGCTAAAATTAGCCGGTGATTCCCCAGAAGCAGATGCTTGATGAGACATCTTTCCAGCCGCTTCTCCATGTCGCCAATACCAATCACCTTTTTTGGCGCTCGTTTGATAAATTCTTCCTGTTTTAGAACCTTCTAAAATAAAATTTTGAGCATCTTCTTTAAGCTCTTTACCTAAGAAAAAATATCCCTGATGAATACCTTCTTGCACCAATTTTTCATGATTTCTTAAATCATCAATAACTTTTTGCGTTCCTTTTGCTTGACGAGCTCTTAACATATTAATCCCAGTTTACCGGTAATGTAGCATCGCCGCGTTTAGTACATTTGAATTTATAGAAAATGTTCTTTTCCTCAAAATTTATTACATCTAAAATTCGAAAATATTGTGAGAAATTATCCCAGCTATAGTTAATCCAGTTTTCAAAAGTGACATTCGGAATGTACCGGATGTACCAATTGTGAGTAGCGGTTCCAATTAAGTTAGAGCCATCAAATATTTGTTCGCCTTTTATTTCTTCTACCATTGCATAACACGTTATCACTGCTCTAAACTGCTCTCCGAAATCAACCCCATCTGGAGCGGGAGGAGTTATTGATCGCGTGGCCAGCGTTATGGGCTTGTTCAACGCGCCCATGCAGACCTGGGTTTTTTTATCCTGAATGTTAATGCATTTAGTCATTATCCAAATCTCGCAGAATAATCGTCACCGGTAATATCGAAGATTTTAAATCTGTTGTAAGCGCGCTTTGTTTCCATTGGAACTAGATCATTACAACTAGTACCCCCCGAACAATCCCCTCTGTTTGCATACATGTTTGCTATATGATTCACCATGCCAAGTTGTAGTTCATACGGAACGCTTGTGTAATCACTTCCATATCCTGCTGTAAATGAAGCTCTTACAGCCTGAAATTGAACATCGATGGGGTATGGCCATTCTTTGTTGTAAACCAAGTAAATCGATGAATAATCAGTCTGAGAGTCCGTGTAATAAATTGATGGATCTACAGTTGTCCAAACACCCTGATTTAAATACTCTAATCTTATGAAGCTTTGAAGCTTTGAGCGTCTTAGAACTGTTGAAATTTCCCAATCGAAAGCATCTCTATACGTCATGTATGTTTTAATTAATAAATCTCTTCGAGTTTCGCCCTCGCAAAAATCCATTGCAGAATACATCAACCCAATTAAGTATTCATCCTCTGGATCAACATTTATAGTTATTCCTGATGATGTTGACCCTGAATAGGGAATTGTAATTGTAAATTGAGTATTACTTATTAATGTTTGAACGATGTATTGAACATTAGAAATTAATATTTGTTGTCCTGCTACGAGCTGCATTGAAATATTACTATTTACACCAGTAATTGTTTGACTAGAATTCGTTACATTAAATGTTCCAATTAGAGATTGAGCAAAATTAGCTGCCGGATTAATTCTCAAGTGGGTTTTAACCAAGCTCAATGGCAAAGCGGTTCCAATAGCAGGAACTGTGACAATATAGGGCCATGCTTTTTGGATGGGCGATGCTGATTGATAAGGCCAATATGCAAAAAGTGCCATTATCTAACCTCGATATCTAATCTTTCACGTCTTCGATTACCCATGCAAGTTGTTCGCGGAAGAATATTAAATTGCTTCATTTTATTTTCTGGTTTTGCAAGCATATTCTTATTAATTTCATCAATTTTTTTGGCGCAACCATATTTCACCATTTCATATCCCTGATTATCATTAATATCTTTATATTGCTTTCCTTCAGTAAATCCCTGCATTTTCCCATCTAAAAGCCAAATGTAGCTTTGTAAGCATTCAATGATCATAATAAATCTCCGAATTAAGGGGGCGATAACTCGCCCCCTTATTATCTAGTCCGCAGGAACAAAATTTGGATCTGTTGGTGCAAAATGCGGGAAAGCATTAAGCGCAATAGCTCCAACAGTTGCACCAGTTGTTACGTTAGTAGAAGTTACAACTAAGCGAACATATTGCTTTTTGCCTATGTATCCTATCCACGTCGGCGCATTAGCAGCAGTAATAATTTGAGTAGATGATAGCCCTAATGTAAATTGGGCAGGAACTGCTGTCCAATTAGTACCATCTGGCGAGTCTTGAAATGATAATGTAAAAGTGCCGTCTGTATAGCTGGTCGCTACAAATAGCATTTCTAATGCTTCAAAACCAACGGTATTAATGGTATTTCCAGTGTGTACACTATTAGTTGAAATAGAGACAAAATTTAAACCCATTCCAGCTACTTGATTTGCCGTACCTGGGTATACAATTGTATGTAGATCCTGTTGAGACATTTTTTATATCCTCTTTAAAGTTAAAATTACGAAGCGCATTGTAAAACTTTGATCGCCTCAGGAAGTACTACTTGTGCGCCTACGCGACGAGCAAATACTATTCGAACCATGCGTTGCGTAGCTTGTGTGAATGGATCACGAACTACCCACATCATTGTTCGATCAACGATTCGGTAGCCACGATAAAAATCACCCAAAATTACTGCTTTATTACCTGCACCAATATTTGGAACGTCAATAGTTGACATATATGGCAATCCGTCAATAGTCGAGGGATATGCGCCAGCTAATCCAGGCTCCCATAAATAGCGACCAACACCATCTTTAAGGGTACGAACGAATGCTAAAGTCACACGATTTAATAAATAAGTTGGTTTATAACCGGTTTTTAATTGACCAAACATGTTAATTAAATCGTCGCCTGTGAATGCATTTACAGCGCTTGATGTAATAACTTGAGTATTTGGATTTGTTAAAATACCTTCCGGTTGTAAAGAGCCGTCACCGATAACGAAAGCTTGACCTTCCGCCTGCGCAAAACGTTCTGCACTATCTTTAGTGACTTCTGCTTCCATATCAAAAACGGAATCTTCAATCATTTCTTGAGTCAAATCAGTGTAAACAGTTAATGTTTTTGTGAAGATCTCATTCATTGCATATTGAGAGTTACCCTCAGGAGCAGGAATTGCTTGACCTTCCCAAAATGCGGGCATTAACGTATTACGCAATGGGATCTTAAAAGATTCTCTGGTAGTAGGAGTTATTCTAGCTACAGCGCGAATATCTGATACTTCAGTGATTTTCTTTAGAATCTCATTAGAGTAATCGGGGGGCGCTAAAAATCCACCTTCCACGTTACTATCTGTGCGAAGATATTTATTTTCTTTATTAATATGATTCTTGTCAGTAGCATATGCACTATCACGATTTAGTTTAAAGCTGATATCTTCAGTAATTAACTTACGTCCCTCATCGCTCAGCATCTCAGGCCCATGTTTGATGAATGTAGTAAATGCACTCATTTGTTCCGATGCATGATGAAAATCAGGATTATTAGACGGATTACGATATAATTGCTTTTCAAGATTATTGAATTTTTCCTCAAAATCTTTGCTAAAATTACGTTGTCTCAAAACGCTCTTAACAAGCTTCTGATTTGTCTCTTCTATCTTATCCATTCTATCGTTAATTCTAGTTGCTACTTCTTTAGATTCTGCGCTTTTATTTTTTAGCGCCCTATCTAATTCACGCTGTAATTGACCAAGCTCAACTTGAATATTTGCAGATTCTGTTGCCATTTTTATCACCTATTTAAAATTTGAAGTTTTTTACGTATATCTTGCAGTTGATCCGCAAGTTTTCTCTCTTCTTCATTGGGGGCAACAGACTCGCTCTGTCCTCCGTCCTTGAAGTGGCTCGCAAGATAAACTCGCGCGCTTTTGCTGAACATTCCTAAATCTCTCAGGAATAATTCAAAATCCCGTTTTGTTTTTATGTGCTCTACATCATCAATGCTTAAATTTTGTTCATAAGTACGAAATGTTTTTTCAAGAGGACTATCTAGATCCATTTTGTCGTAATAGTCATTAATAATTCGCTTTATTTTTTCTTTATCTGAATCAGGAATTGATACGCCGCCTCTAGCACCATTGAGAACTGCAGCAATGGCAAAAATTGCTCTGGGAACAGCATGTAATTTTCCATCTATTACATCCGCATAAGGTAATTTGTAAGAAGTAAAATCATCTGGCGTTTCCGCATCGTAATACATAAATGCTTTTTTATATTTTTCGCTTGGCTTTTCAATAGAATCAGTAAATTTTCGCACACGCATTATTGCTGCATTGGCGCTCCACGGATGATCTTGAGGAGCAAGAGGAAGAGTTGTAACTCCAGAAACAGCTTTAACATAAACTATTTTTGCCTTTTCATTCATCGGCTCGCCAACAGTCGATATTTCCCACAGAGTTACTTTCTTTAATTGTCGAACATCCCCATCATATCCGTATTCATCAACTGAATATCCAATAGAAAAAGCCCAAATGGCCATTTGCTTGCATAAAGAATAGGTTTCTCGTCCGCGCTGCACATCAAGATTAATTTCAGCTTCGACCCATAGACCTTTTTCGGTATCTTTGACTTGTTTAAGAGGAATAATTCCAATTATTTCTTTAGAATCGTGTTGATATAGCAGTTTGATATGTCGACCATCTTCCCGATATCGCTCTAGAGATTCAGTAAAAGCGCCCTTCATGACCATATCATCGCCACGATCTACATTTCCGTACGTAGATGCATAGCCTTTTATATAGCCATATTTTGAGCCTTCTTTTTCTTTTTCATAAACTTCAGTTAAATTAAAACTTACTACTTTACGTTCAATATCCATATAAACTACCCAATCAATTTACTAAAAAAACTAATTACAGCGGAGTAACTCTACTTTTTTTTGATTTTTCTTGAAAATGAACATCATCCAATTCATCGATGTTATCGTAATCATTTTCTTCAATATCTTCTAAATCTTCAAAAATATCTTGTATACTATAGCCGTGTTTTACGTCTTCACATGACTTTATATTTGCAATTTTAATAATTAATGATGAAATTTCACCTAGCTCTGATTTGCTCATAGTCTTTATATCTGCATGATTGAGCTTTTTGTTTAATTGATTAATTAATGAAGACTTTTCATCATCTTCATCATCTTGATCAAGCTCATCGTTCAAATCATCATAAACAAGATCTGTTGGTTGATTAGATTCCATTTGATCTGCAGTCGCTGTTTCTTCTATAGCTGCCTTAAAAGCCTTTTCCTCCTCTTCAGATACACGCATTACTTTTTTCATTGGCCAACATTTAATTTGACCATCTTCATAATACGCGCCGTCACTTAAATCGTAAGATTTCATTACAACCATGGGATGTTTTGATGAATTGATTTTGATTTTATGCCCATGCATTTCAGTCTCAACATGTCCATGATCCAGAATGTCTAGAACTCTTCCGCGCTTTTCAATACCTTTTTCAGAATAGGAAACAAAATCAAATGGCCTTATTTCATCGTTATAATCAAATAACTCATCGTTTGGATTATTTATAATTCTTTCGTTTCCATAATTTGATGATGAAATATGATCAATATTTAAATCATCTTCATTTATAGATTCAATCGTATTTTTTAAATCTTCATGACTCATTTTAATCCCTCGTTTTTTATTAAATTAAATTTCCCGTATATTTAGAAAAGTAAGATTGGGTCAATGCGTTGCTTGTTGCTTGACAGAAATAATATTCAACCCATGCTATCCAATTTATTGTTGTTGCATTTATGCCTGTAACTTGTATCTCTACGCTTTGCGCGCCAGGTCCCGTGTTATTTGTTAATACTGCTGCCGCTGATGCAGTCCCAGCCGGAAGTGCAAAAGGAGCCGTTGTGCCGGGATCTAAAGTAATATTCACTGGTGTAGTATTAGATAAGCCATTAATGTAAAAGTTATTCACGCCATCAAAAGCTGCTCTGATTCGAATTTGGCCGGCTCCGCTTGCGGTTCCGTCGGAAAGTATTCCTGACACTTCAATATTTGCAAATGTTATACATCCACCTAATGCATTCGAAATTGGAATGCTTAAAATTGTCTCAGTAGATACTGTTGTGGTTATTAATGCATTTTGCTGATAGATTTTATCGCTCACTGGCCAATTATTAGAGAGGTCCGTAGGTATGCCATTTAATCGAGAAACGCCTTTTGATCCCAAAGTACCACTAGTGTTACCGGAGACAACATGAAGAGTAGATAACGCTGCGGGCGTATTAAATCCGTGAGAAGAAGGGGTCGATGCATCACCATATGAGTAAGTATTGTCAGCAGATACGCGCGAATTTGGGCCTATAGCAGCAACATTTACGAGTCCATTAGTTGTCGCATCTGAACCATATCCTACAAAGAGATGTGTATTGTGCCCAGATGTTCCATTTCCTGCGCCATCACCTACACTTGTTCCCTGATTTCCGGCTCGTGCGCCTTGTCCAATCGCGCAGAAATTAGCAATCGTATCATCTGATGCATCAGCAGATTCACCAAATACTACTCCATATGTTAGCCCTGTATGTGCTGATATACCTGTTCCATTTATGATTATTAAATGATTTGCATTGTCATACATGCCACGTTGTTCAGCATCTTGAACACGACCTTTTTGATCAACATTAAATGCAGCAAAATCATAGGTTCCTGGCGTTAGAGTTAATACATCAGCTAATCCAATCGTACCAGACGTTGTAATGGTGCCTGCCGGTGTTCCATCAACTGTTAAATCAGATGTAACATCAATTTCTGTAACAGTGCCAATATCTGTTGCACTTTGTGCATCTGTAAGACGACCATTTAAATCAACTGTTATAAATCCGTTACCAAAATTGTAAGTGTCAGCTGTGACGGTTGTAGGCGCCAAACCGATTGTCCCGTCAACTGTAAACGAACCACTTGGGGTGCCATTTACTGTGAGGTCATCGGTCACATCAACTTCAGTGACAGTGCCTCCGCCGCCAGAACCCTCACCAATTTGTGTTACATTTCCCGCATCGTCAATAAGAAATCCTAATGAATGTCCTAATCCGACATCATATTGTGAGAAGAATACGACACCCTGCAAAGGGGCATCTGGAATGTCTAAATTTGCATCTAAATGAAACGAGGCATCTGAGCCTTGAATGTCAAATTTATAAGCTGAGGGAAGGCTATTGCCTATAGATACATACCCACCGAATCGTGTTGGCCCAAAATCTTGCTGAAAACTTAGCGGTAAATTTATCGTTCCATCGGTACTCACGCAACTAAAATCAATACTTCCAGTTTGTATAATAAATCTGCCAGCTGCATTGCTAGTATTTGGTGATGCAAGGTAATCTGTTGCTGTATACCAAAATTGTCTATTACCCGCCGAATTATGACCTAATAATAAAGCTATACCGTCAGTAGAAGATGACCCGTCAAATGCTGTTCCGGTCAACGCATATTTGTAGGCGGATTGTGTGCTACCTGCTGCATTAAAAGAGATGCTTGAGATTAAATTAGATCCATCCCATGTCAATGAATTAGCTGAGCTTGAAAATTGCAATTGTGGGTTTGAGCTTTCGTCAACTGTTAAAATAATTTTTCCATTTAAGAAAGAGGCCCCACTTGGAGTGGTTATATAATTGTTGTCTGGATCGAAACTTATTAATCCAGCTCCATTATTTAGCAATATCGCACTATTTCCCGCAATTCCCGTCAATGTAATTTGCGTAGAACTTCCAACATTAGAAGTAATATCATAATTAGCGACAAATTCTCCCGTGACAGTATTAATACCGTCCGGACCGGATATGGGGCCTCCAATATAGAAATCTCCGGCTGCATCAAGATTAAAAATAAATTTATCAGCTTCTAGTGTAAATACAGATAAGCTCGTATCATTGCCGCTAGTAATTGATGGTAAATAAGTGCTGAAGGTATTTGTTAGAATTGATATGTAATGACCAAAATCGGTTGGGCTACCTATCTGTAAATTAGTATTGCCGCCAATAATGAGGGTGCCCGGACTACCAGTAGAATAACCAAATGGTGAATTAGTAACATGATATCCATCTGTAGTATAAAGTACTAAATGTCCCGGTTGTCCTGTTCCGTCTGCAATTACATTACCACCGCCGCCACCTGATGAGTTTAAAAAGCCGTCTTCATCAATAGATAAATTTGTTCCTAATTTAATATTTGCTAAATTTCCTGATAGGTTAAAACCAATTAGGGATCCATTTTCAATGGGCAAAGGGAAATTATTCCAAGAATAATTTGATATATCATCCAATGATGATCGAATATTATCGAGACTACCGCGGTAACCCACCATGAAATCTGTACCTAATAAATCTTCAGAACTTAAATCGGTAAATTGACTAAACTTTCTATCTGCCATTTTTCTATACTCCAACAACTATGATTCTGTCGACCATGCGATGCCAAATGCATATGCGCCGATTGTAGTAACACCAGAGGTCCCCTCCCAAAAACTAATAGGAGACGTTGGTGGAGCATCTGTCCTGGTGCTAATAGTGATTGTTCCTGCTGTATCAATTGAAACTCTACCGGTTTGAAATGTAACCACCCCATCTATACGCACGGGTATAATATCGGCATAAAGAGTAATGGGCGGACGATAAGCAGAAGGAATTACAGCTGTTCCAACGATGTTGTTTGGATTTGTAGAGCCAGAGACGGTACTTAATAAATTGCTTAATAATAGAGTGACACCAGTTCCAGATTTAGATAAATAAATATTAGTCGCTACGTTAGTTGCCCATGGTCCAGAAAATAATACGCTATCATTGTATGATATTCCCCCTCCTCCACCCCCGGATGCATTTAAAAATCCATCATTATCTAATGATAAATTTGTACCTAATTGTATATTTCCTAATTGACCTGAATTTAAATATCCAAGCAATGTTGACGCCGTTGCAGCAATAGGTGCGTCATCAATATTATTTCCAGATATACCACTAAAAACCACTAATCCACCGTCATTGCTAGATACAGGACCTATCACTAGTCCAAGTGAATCAGTTGTGACAGATTGAAAACTGGCTCCATCACTTGCTATTATATTTCCAGAATCTCCTAAGGATTCAGGATAATTTATCCCATTTAATCCTTGTAAGTTTTGGAAAAAATATTCTTGAATAGAATCAACATTAGCTCTTATATTATTTATTCCGCTTCTATAGCCCGCAAAGAAATCACTTCCGGTCAATGACTCCCCGCTTTCTTCTATAAAATCACTAAATTTCTTTGCCATCTAATGCTCCAACTCCAATTCTTGATTATCTTCTGTTAATAGCTCTTCATCATCTTCTGCAATCATTAATTCCGGCATAGGGATTCCCCCACCTGCTTCACTAATTAAATTATCTCCTGCTTCACTAATTAAATTATCTCCTGCTTCACTAATTAAATTTTCAGCAGGATTTGGGGGATAATATCTATCCTGTCCTGTTAATAACATGTAGCGAGGAAATCGTAATAAGCTCATTTATAATGACCAGACCCCTATGTATAGAGTTTGATTCGCTATTTGTGCGGTTTGCATAATAACTCGTAAATAAGGAGCTCCTATAAAATACCGGGCATCTAAATCATATGCTGCTGCAGAACCATCTATGGTTACTGTGACATCTCCATTTGTTTGGCTATCTCTTACATCATAAAAGGTGATTCCGTCGTAACTTTTTTGGAATGATATTGTTGTTCCTTGAAGTCCTTCCGGGACTATTAATGAAACGGGACTTGTTCCCGTCATAGAGACTACTGTTGATACAGTAGTGCTTTGTGAGATAATAATATTTGCCGGCAAAGGCGGAATCATATTTGTTACAAATTGAGATGAAAGAGCCATTTTTAATCCTCTAATAAATCTTGCCAGCCTAATGTGTAAATTAATGAGTCACTGCCATCTGCTTGATTTGCTTGAATGTAAACTTGTGGAGTAGCGGTTGTAACAACAGATAATCGAGTAGATGTCATATCGGCATTTCCATCAGGGACATCAGTATAGGCGGTATAATATGAAGCCGTATTAACTGTAGGCTGCTCGCTAAATGCAGAAGTTATTGCAACAGAATTTATACCTGCTCCCGCTACGATAGAATGAAATAAATAAACTAAAAGATTTGCCGTTGGGGAAGTTGGAGTTATTAATGTTGCCGAAGTTGTATTCGCGACTGTGATTTCTGTATCAGTGAAATTTTTATACCAGAAATTAAGTCCATCTGTGTAAAATTCACGAACCCTAGCGCTTGGGTCAGTTAAAATATAACCGCGGCGACGATAATATAGATATCCTGACGCGGACAAAAGATTTGTTGCATTGATATCAGTATCAAATCCCGCATCAACATTTCCTGATGCATCTATTATTAAAAAGCACGCATAGCAGGTGTTTGCATCCCACGGTACACTATTTCCACCATTGCCATTTCCGGCGGCCCAACTCAAGGTAATATCTTTTGACAGCATTGAATTCAAAACAATATTAGACAAATTAGATTGGTCTCTTACGGATCCAGCCAAAAAATCAACGTGAGTGTTTGGGGAGGATGCATTACTATTTATTCTTGCTTTATACTGATATCCCTGCGGAAAAGAGCTAACCAATGCTCCCAGAGGGTTTTGCAATATAAAATTCGTTCCGTTGTAAAAAATTACGCATTCTTTATTTTGCTGAATATCACCTGGGCTGGGATTGCTATTATTAATTAATAAGATATTAACATTGCCATATCCGTTAATATTTACAATAGAAGCGCCAGTATTTGCATGAAGCGGAATAAATCTAATAATTCCACCAATTCTGTATTGAGATATACTATGGAATCCTGAGGCGGCAGACAAAATATAAGCGTTCGCTATACCGCTATCAACATAGAAATCGCCTGCAGATGCATAATCTGCTAATAAAAAATCTTGAACACTAGGCGCTGTTTGTAATATCCAATTTGTGCCATTATAAATAATTTCACTTTCAGATGAAATTGGAATGTCACCAGATAATGGATCCGCTCCAGATGGAAGTTTAATGCTTATTGCACCAAGTCCGTTCACGTTGACTGTTGAAGCGCCAGTATTTGCATTGGACGCAGTGAATCTTATCCTTGCTCCCGTAAAATAACGGGTTATTCCCTGAAAATTTAATCCTGATTCAGAAATCGGTGACAAAACATAAGCATTGGCTGAGCCGCTGTCTAAATAAAGATTGCCCACGGCTACATAATTTGCAACTGATTTTCCGCTTTGATTTAAGTCATTTGCAGACGGAGTAATTCCAGTGCTTGATATTAAGTTCGTTTGCTCAAGCGGGGATTGATTATAATAAAGAGCACTCAACTCTGTTTCATAATCAACCTGAATAGGAAAAATTTCCATATTAAATCCTTTTGACTTCTATATTCTTACGAAGTCAAATCGCCGCTCAAAGACCACGCCGGCCCTTGTAAAACTTCAAGGTACATTACTGCGCCGGCGCCACCGCTTACTACATTACTACCGAGGGACAATAAGGGGTCTGAGCCATGCTTACTAACTGTAATCGCTCCAGCACCACCTTGAATTATTTTTATAACTGAGCCCACCGCATAATTTGCAATAGCTTCTAATGTAAGAGTTAATGCGCTGCCGGATGTCATTAAAATTGTTGTATTAATATCCGTAGGAAGAAGCGTATAGTTTGCCGTCTTAACCTGCTGTGTTTTCTGCCAGATGAATGTTCCTGTTACTACTAATGCGTTATCGCCATTTAATCCGGGTTGTTCAAAATAATTTTTAACTGCCTGTGTTGGATCTATAGTTGCCATGTAATTCATCCGTGATTTCTGGTTTTTAAGTTAATTAAATTATAGACATTGATTAATTCTTGATTTAATAAAAACTATATTCTCTGCTATTATTTTTATAGTCTATAATGCTTAGAAGATTATTCGGGAAGATTAATATGGACATTAAAGAGTTTAAAAAACGGGCGGCTTTGCAATATCATAAGATACGTGTTGTGAATTTTAAGCAATTTTTAGATGCAATGGGATACCATGAATCGTGTCAAACTGCTTTTAAAACCCATGGGGTTAGTAGAAGGGCAATTGCATATTTGGAATTGTTAGAGAAGGCTGACAACGTAAGAATTTAAAGGGGATTTATATGATAATTGAAGATGGTTCTATTAGTCTCGCTTGTCCTATTCTTTGCATACAAACAGATAAAGGGGATATAGAAATACATCCTTGCGGTCGAATTGTTATTCCTGATGAACTTAACATTGATGATGCTGCTAAATTCTTTTGGATGAGGGTTTCAAAGATAGCAAAAAAATATCATTATTAGTAGATAACTTTTTTCACTTTATAAATAGAGCTGCATCTGCATCTGCATGTGTTTTTTGCTGTTGCGCCCAAACTTGTATCTCCTGGATAGTTCAGCCATTCGCCACCTACAAAAAATGGTTTATTTATAGGCTGTTGCTGTCCGTAGGCATTCCCATGCCACTCTCTTTCTCTGCCATCTAAGATAGTGAGCCATTCTTTAACTGTCTGTAACTGCTCAACCGGACCTTCTGAAAAAATCACAGGGCTTATTTGAGACAAGGCAAGAGCTTCAGAAAACTTAGCATTCTCTGCTGCGGCTTGAGTTTCTGTGATAGAAATCAAATTTGCGCGAGCTTGAGCTTCTAGATCTAAGGTTTTCAATGCCTCCTCCGCTATCATTTCACGAGTAGGATTTACTGAGATTGATGCATAATACGCTATTGCAGCGATAATGTATTCTTCAAAATGCCTTTCTGTTGTAGCGATGATTTCATTTGCAGACTGATTAGAGCGATCATTATTAAAAGTACTAATTTCTGCGTCTATTTGCTCATCAATACGATTTCGTTTTGCAGAATTTAATTCATAGTCGAGATCATCCAGATGTTTTCTAAGCTGATAAGAAAAAACATGTTCTACTTTTATGTAATGCGATTTGAGTAGATTAACGAGCTCTTGCTTTGAAAGATAGAAATCGTAAAAAGAATAATCAACATAGAGATCAAAGAACTTTTTCCCAGAGGCTTTTAAAAAAAGCACAATTGCAGCAGCAAACTCAGGCTCTAGTTGCAATTTTAATGCCAAGTCTCTCTCTGCTGCTTTCTCTCGAGATTCTTGATCTAAATTAATGTTTAAGTCCATATCCATCTGCTATTTTCTCTATCTCTTCAAGAGAGTACTTTTTCTCTCCGATGTTGTCTAATCTCTCCCGCATTAACTCAACAAATTTATTCCTAGATGAATTTAATTTTTCACCAGGATCTGGCTTATCTGTTACTGGATTAACAAAGCTTTCAGCGCCAGTTTCTTTAGCGATTTGAATTTGGTTGCTTGCGCCCAATAGGACATCCCCTCCTTCCAAAGGTTCGTCCCCTTTGATTGCACGAAGTTCATTTACTGTATAGCATCCTATTTCTCTTAATACTTTCATCTCTGCTATACGACGACTCTGTAGCGCTGTTACATCATCCAAGTTAATAGTAAGCTCCCATCCTTTCAGATCTTTGTAGCGATGAATTAAAAAGTCTGACATTTCACGATAAATCGTTCTCATCAACGGAATTACTGCGTTATCATAAAGCATCCAGATTGCTTTCTCTAGATTCTCATATTTCATGTTTTCAGTAGTGACCATTGCAAGCGGTATTTTCAATCGATTGTAAATTCCATCTCTAGTTCTGATGTATAGCTTATCGAAATCCATATCACGAGCAGTAATTCCCATTTCTTGAAATTTCATGCCGCCTTCTAAGATGAAAGATCTTCCTGCGCTTGATGCACCTTTGTATTTAGCATTCATCTGTTCTTGCAATCTCGAATACTGAGTTTCAGTAAGATTGGTTTCGCTCATAAAAGCGCCCGTTGTTTTTGTCCCAGTAGTTAACAACGATAAATTATGACGGCTCGATTGTATGAATTGCTCAACTTCATAATAGATAGCGGCAAGCTTAGATATGCCGTAGTTTTGATTGATTGCATAATACGGATTAAATTCACGTGTATGATAGATCTCACGATTTCGCTCTCTATCGTAAAACTTAAATCTTCCGTTTACCTCTTGTCTTAAAAAAGCCGTTGAAGCATATTGTGAATTGATCTCAATAATAGAAGTAAATCCATCATGACCGGGCGTTACAGTCATGCATTGAGAAGGGGGAACAAAAAGTTCCTTTGGCGGCTTCTCAACCGGTCCCGTTGCTATCATATAAGCATTTCCGCATACTTTATAGAAAATAATGAATCTTTCTATTAGCTCCTGAAAAGTCACATCAGCATTTGGAAATTTCAATAGATCTAGCAATGGATGCTCATATTTATATTCCTTAGTTTTTTTATTAAAAAGCAAAGGAGGTTGATTTTTAATTTCATTTGAAAGAGTATCTATTCCGTCCGCTAAAACTGAGCATTGCATATAGTATTGAATTGCCATATATGCACTTAATGTTGACCATCCGTTTAGTAAAAATCCTAAATACAATGACTCACCTGGTCCTCCAGAATAACTTTTTTCTTCTTTTTTACCCCTAAAAATAGACCCTAAATGCTTTTTAAACACACTATAGCCATTCCATTTGCTCATGTTTACGTCCTTTTAATAAATTTACTTCAAACTACAACGTCCTAATCTGAGGTCTCGGATCCATTTTAACCATTAGGTAAGTTAATCCCCATACTAATGCATCAATTCTATTTGGTGAGAAATTGCTTTTTCTGTCCCATGCGCACATCTCATCTTCTAGCTCTGTAAAAACACCAAGATGATGAATTTTCCCTTGTTCATATAGCATTGATACTGGCTCTGCTCTAGCTCTCTTTGAATTCGATGCGTGCACTATCTTTACCGGTATTCTCGAATCTATCCCGTTTATTATAGTAGATATCAGATCGCCGCCATTATTTCCCTCCGCAACAATTTCTGTTGCGTTAAAAGCGTGAAAGGCGCTTACTGCAGCACTTGCCCACTCTAGGGGCGTTCCCTTTACTGTTCTATCGTCTAAAACGTAGCCTTCTCTTTCATCCGTTCCAACAATTACTATTCCCGCTTCATCTGACGTGTCTTTGCTTGTAGTGGCAGGATCAACCCCAACGACAATTCTTCCAATTTCTCCCGGAACGGAGCGTCGGCTACTATCAATCCAGTCTCGATTCCAGAGCGCATCTTCATTATCTTTTAAAATTTTAGCTTCTAGTTCTTGAAGTCCAAGCCTAGTTCCACCGTATTTTTCGTAAATTGCTTCTAAAAAAGAAGGAGCGAGATTGTCTGCATTAGCTTTTGTAGAACATCTAGTCACTACTGTGCGTGTGCTTTCTATGATTTCTATGAAAAGAGGTCGAGGTTTTGGCGTTGTACTGATAAAAGCACGGGGTATATTTCCGAGGCGAAGAGTCATTTGGAGCATGTCCCAACTCTCTCTATCATAGCGCCACGATGTCAACTCATCACACCACGCGGCATAGCAGTTAGGGCCGCGCAATCGATCCGGCTCTTCTGCTGTATAACCGTAAGCGACAGCTCCGTTGGGAAAGATAATTTGTTTGTTTTGAGAGCGATAATTAATTTCTGGAAATAAAGTTTTAAGGCCGCTTGCGCCTTCTATCATAGTGTTTCGCAAGTCATAACCGGTTGGTGCAACAAGGGCTTGAACTCTCATGCCTTTATTCATCGCATTATCATAAACCCACTCTGCGCCAGTGCGAGTTTTGCCAGCGCCGCGCCCTGCTACGAAGGCCCATGTCGACCAGCTTCCGGGTGGCTCATATTGCTCATCACGTGCATTAAAAAGCCAGTTTTTGTTAAGATAGGCGGCTTCTTCTAGAGATAAAGAATCTATGATTTCCCGAGCGTCTGCTCTTTTTAGCAAATGCCCTAACCACGTCCCTGCCGGCGGCGGCCGCATACGTTCGAAAATTTTCTTCTTAAAAACTGTTTTTTCATCATCCATGATTTCTTAATCATAGAAGAATTCAATTTTTTTGTGATAAGGTGAAATCTGGTGGCTCAAATCGTAAGGTACTATATTATATATCGTTCAGGTATGATAGCTCTCATGCCGGTTCCATGATTTTCTAAGATAGGCCAGTATAAAATCTGACTTAAAATGAATATGATGGTCATGATCTCGTATGTATCGATAAAAAAGCCATTCCTTGTGTGCTAGCTTTTTATCAAAGCCTCTCTTATTTTTCATGACTGGTATAGTAAGGATTGATAGTTGGGCGATTGAATGAATTTTGGTCAATCATCAGTAATGAGTTCAATTGATTTTCTAAATTATTTCTCAATTCTCCGAACTCTTCAGTCAGTTCTCCAGTTGAAATATTTAGAGATAGCGATATTGATTCATCAGAAGAATCATGATGATGCTCTTGAAAATGATGTTTAGCACACGCATAAAAGTAAGAAATAAATTCTGCTGCGTTTAGTTTCTTATAAAAACCTCTTTTATTTCTTAAGCGTAGCATTTATTAGCTCTAATCTTTTCATCAAATCATTTGGTGTTATATTACGTGTGTTAATTTTTTTACCTTCCGGTCCCTGTATAGGACTCCATAAAATTGGGACAAGCAATCTTGTGTCTATCTCGATGCTTTCGTAAACAAATTTCACATACCACTGAAGATAATTATTGACATACGCAACAAAATATTCGTGTGTTACATTTTCTCGCTTGCAAATCAAAAATACTTCAGTGAAGGGGGGCGGAAAAGTTTTTCTTGCTTCTGAAAAAGGAGCAGTATCGTCAATTTTATTCCATTTCATTTTAATTTACTCACGCCATTACTTTCCCTTGGAATAATTGACTCCAATTTATTCTTTTCAGGAATATCAACTTCATCTTTTATTCTCATTTGTTCCGTGTGTGTTTGAGAAATTCGATTACGTTTGACAATCTCAAAATCTTTTGAGCGCTTTAAGTTGAATAGAAATTTCATTTCGTTAACATTAAAAATGTATCTAAAGCTAAAAGGATACATAAAAAAATAAGTGAAAACTTAAGAAACCATTCAGATTTTAATATTGAAAATATTAATTCAAATAAGTATTTTCTGTTTTTCATAAGTTTATATGACAAATTTTAGATGTTCCTTTAAATAAATTCTCTGATTTTTCAAGCAAACAATCAAAGCACCCATAAAATGTTATATATTCTTTATTTTTTTGCAAGTGATCTAATAATTCTTGCTTTTTTTGTCCCATCCAAAAATATGCAAGACAATGCTGACACAAATGTTTTTTAGCGAACGGCAAGTCATCAGGCGCAATTGGATATTTTGATACGGGAAGCCCAGCAATCACGTACATAAAATCTCCATTTTTCATTTATTTAGTTATTGCTATTTTTTTATTAATCGGCTCATTTCTTATGATATCATCAACAAAGCAGGGATTTTTAACTTTATTTGACAAAAGCTTATTAAAAAGCCATAAGATCAAAGGTGGTTCTATAGATTCTCCGCTCTTAGACTTCTTTTCTTCCGGCACTTTTACAACAAAAATCTTACTTTTTTGTTGCTCGTTTATTTCTGCATGAAAATTTAATGAAGGCCCACTATTGAGCATATCATCAGAGCTTTCGGGTAATTCCCATCGTAAGACACAATTATTACCAAATTCTTTTAAGAATTCATTCCTTGTAATAATTCTCTTATTTTCACAAGAATACTCTTTTGGTGCTTCAGAAATCGGTTTAACATGATCGCTCTGAACAATTTCTTTAATTTCTTTAATTTCTTTTTGTTCAGCTGGAATAATATCATACTTTACATGATTGTTCTTAACAATATTTTCTTTTTTTTCTTGCATCGAAGTTAGAATATCAAGGAAATACGGAAGCGCAAAAAAAATAGTAACGACTGTGATCACAAAAACAAAAACTTTAGTTAAAAAACTTGATCTTAATTGCACCTGTTGTGTGTAATTCGGGAAAAGAAATTCTTTAGCGCATTCATATAGATCGCGTAAATCCACCATGAAATATTCTCCTTTCGAATAGTTAAATATCGATTCTTGCTGCTTTGTATAAAATCTATTAATTTAGGCTATTCATTTCATTTTCGTTGGAAATTACATCGGCGTCAATATAATTCGTAATTTTTTCATAAAGTTTCTGTTTAATATCTGCTGTTACATTGATATCTACAGTAGAATGATGTTGAGATTCTAAGCCGAGTAATTTTGCTTCGTGTTGAAGAGCTTTTATGTAGTTGCCAAGATCTTCTTTACCGAGGGCTGCTTTTTTTATGAATGCGAGCTCTTCTAACTGCTTTGCTACGTGCTCTTCATGTTTTAACAACTGATAATCTACCCACCGCTTTTTGACTAATTCTAAATCATTATAGACTGCAACGTGAGAATAAGGTTTTCCGGTTTTTGGATTTAAATAACCTTTTTTCGCAAGCGCTTCTTGTATCTCTTCTAAAGATAAGCCGAGACATCTAAGCTCGCTCGCGACAGTCATTCTTTTTTCTCTTGCAAAGTCTTTTATTGCAAGTGCTTGATCTTGTTTACTCATAAAATGCTCTGATTGAATAATTCATTCATTTAAGTATATCGCTTAAGCGAATTAGATCAATTAAGAATTGTGCCTTAGCTTGATTAATCGTATGTTATTTAAAATGTTCGAGAAAGATAGCAAGAGAATTTAGGAGCTTCTATGTCTCGTTTACCCCCAAAGAGACATAGAATAGAAAGGTGATAAGCAGCAGGATTCGAACCTGCGTTCCGAGATCTTTTCTCGCGGGGTGGTTTAGACCGCTCGCCAATACTTAGTCACCTATATAGGATATATCAAATCTTAAAAAAATAAAAATAATATCAAAAACCCATTGACATATTACATCGTGTGAGATACAATTAATTCATACAGTAAATCGTTAAAAAAAGAGAACAGGAAATGAAAACAGCTTTTGAAAAATGGTACGAAGATGCTGATATGCCAGAAAAAGACAAAAATGGGAATTGGTATGACTTGGAAACTGGATTGTATTATAAAGAAGCTAACTATAAATCAAAGGTTTCTGACGCGGCTATCACAAATAGAGAAGCGGTAAAAGTCCACGGTGCGGTGGCTCTAAAGGGAACTGTCAAACAAAAAAATTGGGCCGAAAAAATTCGGTCAGAAAAGATTGCTTATTTATCATCAGAAGACGCATCATTATTGTGCGATAAGAACGGACTTTTGACTCACTCTAAATTTTGGATTGAGAACAGAGACCGCTCCTCAAATGAGATAGTTGTCTTTATTAAAGAACAAAAGAGCCTGTTGCAGATAGCAAAAAAACTAGAAGCAGAAAAAAATCACGAAGAGTATGAAAAAATTGCGGCTCAATATAATGATTTAACAGCGAAATGGGGATTTTAATCAAATCAGCTGCCTATTCGGCAGTGGATTTTAGATATATTAAAAAAAATTAAACATTTCTAAGCTGCTTCTCAGCAGTGATTTAATATTATCAGAGCAAATTAGCAAATGCAAAAAAAGATAAATAGAAAAAATTCTGGAGTAAAAATGGAAGCAGCTAAATCATATTCAATCAAAGAAGCCATAGAATTTTTTAAATCGCGAGGAATATCTAAAAGCAGACTCGTCATAAATAGACTTTGTCGCATGGGATTCTTTCCAAATGCCAAAAAAATCGATTCTTGTTTTGGATCATTGTGGGAAATTCCAGAAATTGATTTGTTAAATGCGGATTTTCGCGCACCTGGGCGCCCTTTCTCAAAAAATAAATCCTCATAAACCTGTTGACATATTACATCGTGTGAGATACAATTAATTCATGCAGTCAATCGTGACTGATAAAAAGGAGAGAAGGGGAAATGAACGATACAGTAAAAAGACTTTTTCAATTTGAAGAATTAATCGGAAATCATATCATAGCAAAAGTAAATACTTATGATTATAAGTATG